TTACCCTAAAGTTGGGTGCTGCTGGTATTCCTATGATCATAACCAACCACACATATGCATCAATGGGTTCTATGTTTCCAACCAAGGAGATGAGTGGTGGTGCAGGACTTAAGTATGCGGCATCTACCATTATTTTCCTTTCTAAGAAAAAGGTAAAGGATGGTATTGATGTTATTGGTAATATAGTTCATTGTAAACTTTATAAGTCTAGACTCACAAAGGAAAACTCTGTTGTTGATGTCATGCTACATTACGATAGCGGACTAGATCCCTATTATGGATTATTGACTCTTGCAGAGAAGTATGGTATAATAAAGAAGGTTTCTACGAAATATGAATTTCCTGATGGAACTAAAGCATTTGAGAAGCATGTATATAAAAATCCAGAAAAGTTTTTTACAAAAGAAATTATGGATAGGTTAGAGGAAGTAGCAAAAGAAGAATTTATGTACGGTGAAATTAGTACAGAAAGTGAAGTTGATGGCTGATATATCTGAGATTATTCTGTCGAATTTAGCATATAATGATAAATTTTCCCGACGTGTTTGTCCGTTTCTAGAAGAAAGATATTTTGATAATTTTTCAGAAAAAATAATTTTTAATATTATTAATACTTTTATTAGAGATTATAATACAATTCCAACAAAAGATGCTATTCTAGTATCTCTAAATAAAAGAACAGATCTTAATGAAGAAACATTTAAGATCTGTTCTCAGGTAATAGAAAACTTATCTGTAGATAAAAATACAGATGAAAATTGGCTAATTAACGAAACTGAAAACTATTGCAAAGAAAAGGCGGTCTATAATGCGATCATGGAATCGATCCACATCATCGATGGTAAGTCAGAGTCAAAGACAGAGAATGCAATCCCAAACATCCTTTCAGACGCCCTTTCCGTCTCGTTCGACGCCCACATCGGACACGATTACATCGAAGACGCAGAAGAAAGATACGAATTCTACCACCAAGTAGAAAATAAAGTTCCTTTTGATTTGGATTTCTTTAATAGAATTACCAATGGTGGTACACCACAAAAGACTTTAAATATAGTTATGGCTGGTACTGGCGTTGGAAAGTCACTATTCCTTTGTCATCATGCTGCAGGTTGTTTGTCTCAAAATATGAATGTCTTGTATATTACATGTGAAATGGCAGAAGAAAGAATTGCAGAACGTATTGATGCAAATCTTATGGATATTACTATAGATGAAGTTAGGGAACTATCGAAGGATGTTTATAAAAAGAAATTACATAAGATTTCAGAACATGTAAAGGGTAAATTAATTGTAAAAGAATATCCAACATCTTCTGCTAGTGTTGTTCATTTTAGAAATCTTTTAGATGAACTTTGGTTAAAGAAGAAATTTAAACCAGATATTATTTTTATAGATTATCTAAACATCTGTACTTCCGCAAGATTAAAAAATAATGGTAATACAAACTCATATACTTACATAAAAGCTATAGCAGAAGAACTAAGAGGATTGGCTGTAGAACGATCAGTTCCAATTTTTTCTGCTACACAAGTAAATCGTGCAGGTTTTAATAATAGTGATATGGGATTGGAGGATACCAGCGAATCGTTTGGATTGCCTGCTACTGCAGATTTTATGATTGCTTTGATCTCTACTGAAGAATTAGAAAATATGGATCAGATCATGGTGAAACAGCTAAAAAATAGATACAATGATCCGTCTGTCAACCGAAAATTTATTCTTGGTATTAATAGAGGTAAGATGAAATTGTATGATACTGATCCTGAAGATCAAGGTGAATTAGTTCAATCTAATCAAACAAATACACAAAAAGCAGGATCTGGATTTGATGTTACATTTGAAGATAAATTTAATAAACCAGAAACTAACTTTTCTGCCTGGAGTTGATTGTGCCTGCTCATATTGATAAAAAATATATTAATATTCTTTCCAGTCAGTTGGATTCATTTAGTTGGAAGAAGGATAATCTTGCCAACTGTAGGTGTTGTATCTGTGGTGATTCACAGAAAAAAATAACAAAAACTAGGTTATATTTTTACGAAAAAAAGAATAAATACCTTGTGAAGTGTCATAATTGTGGTTATGCATCAGATATTTATGGTTTTATGGAAAAAGAAAATCCAGCATTATTCAAGGAGTATCGTCTTGAATTGTGGAAAGAAAAAAATACACCTGTTACGAATTGCACCGGGAAGAATGATATGTTATCAATGTTGAAAAAACCAGAGTTTAATAAACACCAAGATTTATTAAAACCCCTTACCTGCATAACAAATTTACCTGATAATCACCCAGCAGTCGAATTTGTTAAGTTTAGACAAATTCCAAAAGTTAATTGGAAATTGCTATTTTATTGTAAAAGCTTTGGTGAGTATGCAAGATTACTTGATCCAGGAAACAAAGAGTGTGGTTATGAAGAACGATTGATAATTCCAATCTTTAATAAAAAAGGTAATGTAGTTGCTGCTCAAGGACGATTGATTAGTATGCATGGGGAACATAATGCGAGAACAACTTTACGATATATTACAGTAAAAGCAGACAAGAGTATAGATCGTTTGTGGTATGGTATGTGGAGAGTAAATCCAAAGAAAAGAGTTTATGTAGTAGAGGGCCCTATTGATTCTTTGTTTATCTCTAATGCAATTGCAATGGTTGGTTCTGGTGCAATGGAAAATATTCATAAAAGATTCGATAATTCTAACATAACATATGTTTTAGATAATGAACCAAGAAATAGTAATATAGCAAAATATAATAAACGTCTAATCGAGCAAGGTAAAGATGTTTGTATTTGGCCAAATGAAATAAAAGAAAAAGATATAAATGATATGATTTACAGAAAAAGTGCAAATGAAATCAAAAAACTTATTGATATGAATACTTTTAGTGGACTAGAGGCAACTCTAAGATTAAATAAATGGAGAAAATCGTGAATACTCAGCCTGTATTGGATAAAGGATTTGTTGGGATGGTAGATCATATGGGATCTGATCTTACGGTATGTAATGCAGCTAGGGTTTCATTTAATAAAGAATCCGAGTGGCATTATGATGATGTAGCATACTCTAAGATTCAAGGATCTATTCCTGGTTGGGTTAAGGATGAGTTTAGAGAATTGTCGGAAAAAGATAAAAAGCTTGTTAAGTATCTTGCATCACATGGACATTGGACTCCGTTTGCACATCCACAGATTACTTTACGAATTAAGGCACCTGTTTCTATTCGTACTCAATTTTTTAAGCATAAAGTCGGATTTACAGAGAATGAAATCTCCCGTAGGTATGTTCAATATGAGCCGGAGTTTTATAAACCATCATGGAGAGGTAAACCCAAAAATGGTGCAAAACAGGGAAGTGATGACTTTATTGAAGTAACTCCTGATATTCAACAAACATATGATAATATGATGAGTGGTTGTTTGATGAATTATTACCATCTTATAGATTGTGGAGTTGCACCAGAACAAGCAAGATTTGTTTTACCTCAGGCAATGTACACAGAGTGGTTTTGGACAGGATCACTTGCTGCATATGCACGCTTCTATAAACAAAGAAGTGAAGATCATGCTCAGTGGGAAATTCGTGAATATGCAAATGCAATCGGAACACTAATAATGCCGTATTTTCCTTATTGCTGGAAATGTCTTACTAATAAATAAGATATAATAGGGGAATTATATGTCCGTAGATCTTTCTAGTTATAATATGACATTAATAAAAGGTGATACCTTTTCATTTCATTTTATTCATAAAAACGCCAATAATATTGGTATAAATTTAGATCCATTGGGTGATGGTGTAGAATATACTGCTTCTATGCAAATACGACGATCTAAATATACAGATAAACTTATAGGGGAAGTGACTGAAGCTAACTATCCAACAGGATCGTTCGGTCTTTCTGGTGGCAATTCTGTTGATTTTTCTCCTGGATATGGAAAAGTTGGCTCCCACGCGGGAGGTATTATTTTAAACCAAGGCAACACTGCTGGTGCAATTACTGTAATTATAGATTCGGATGTTACTAAATTTTTACCAATTGGAAGAAATGTTTACGATTTTCAATTAACAAATACAATTAATGGTGATCGTAGTACAATATTAAGTGGTGATTTTAATGTAATAGACAGAGGTAGTGAATTAGATTCGTCAATTGTTCACTATGGAGGTGATAGATTTAAATTAGAATTTGAGTATAAGAACAGTTCTGGTATAAATGCTAGTTTAGCTGGATATTCTGCAGAAATGCATATCATGAAGTCTCCTAATTTTGGCGTTAGTGGTGGATCTGGACCTAGTATTCATTGTAGAGCATTTGAGGGTTATCCTCTTGGTGTTGACGGAAGAACATATGGGTTTTATGCAGGTTCTGCTGTTGGTTCCTTTGTCGGGACAACCTCTGGGGGTATTAAAACTGAATATGGTGGTACGGCTGGTAATGTTTACATAGAGATAGCTCCTTCCGAGATTGCTAAAATCCCATCAGGTAGAAATTATTATGCTATACGTGTCCTTGAACAGACTACTGGAGAAGTTATAACTTTACGTGAAGGTAACTTTGATTTATCTAAGGATGTTACTAGATAAATGTGTTGACAGCGTAATAACTTGACTATATAATAACATAACAATTTACGTGATTTTGGAGAGTTTTTAATATGAGTGATCAGCTTCCTTCGTTATACCAGTCGTTTATACATTTATCTCGTTATTCCAGATGGTTGGAAGAGGAAGGTCGAAGAGAATCGTGGAATGAAACAGTCAATCGGTATTTTGATTTCTTTACCGAACATCTGAAGACTGAGTGTAATTATGATATACCAACCAAACTCAAAAAAGAACTGACAGATGCAGTTATTAACCTAGAGATTATGCCGTCTATGCGGGCATTAATGACCGCAGGCGAGGCTCTTAAAAGGGACAATGTTGCAGGATACAATTGTGCCTATGTTAGTGCAAGTAAAGTCAAGTCGTTTGATGAGATTCTATACATCCTGATGTGCGGAACTGGAGTCGGGTTTTCAGTAGAACGCGACCTCATCAAAACCCTGCCGACGATAGCAGAGGAGTTTCAAGACAGTGATACAACAATTATTGTCCAAGATTCGAAGATGGGTTGGGCGAAAGCCTATAGAGAATTGTTTAGCCTTCTGATTGGAGGTCAAATTCCAAAATGGGACACGAGCAAAGTTCGTGCTGCCGGCGCGCGCCTTAAGACTTTTGGAGGTAGAGCGTCTGGACCAGAGCCGCTCGAAGACCTCTTCAGGTTCACCGTCGAAACTTTCAGAAAAGCATCAGGTAGAAAACTTACTTCTATCGAATGTCACGATATCATCTGCAAGATTGCGGAGATTGTTGTTGTCGGAGGTGTTCGTCGATCCGCACTGATATCCCTCTCATCGCTCACTGACGAGCGTATGAGGGATGCCAAGAGCGGTGCATGGTGGGAAGCAGATTCCCAGAGAGCTCTTGCAAATAACTCTGTTTCTTACAAAGAAAAACCAGAACCCGGTACATTCATGGAAGAATGGGTTGCTCTGTATAAGTCCAAGAGTGGTGAACGAGGTATTTTCAACCGAGAAGCAGCACAGAATCAGGTTGAAAAAGCAAACGAATTTCGACTTAAGATGAATAAGGATTATCGTATTCGTGATTCGGATTATTTGTTTGGAACCAATCCTTGTTCTGAAATCATTCTTCGTGACCGTGAGTTTTGTAATCTCACGGAAGTAGTGGTACGTGCTGATGATACAGACAAGAGTTTGACACGCAAAGTTAAACTTGCAACTATTCTTGGTACATGGCAATCTACTCTTCTCAACTTCCGATTCCTTTCGAGTGAATGGACAAAAAATTGCGAAGAAGAACGCTTGCTTGGTGTGTCACTTACTGGTATAATGGACTCAGAAGTAACGAGAAAAGTAGATGGACTGGATTTAACATTGCAAAGACTACGCAGCACAGCCATTAAGGTAAACAAGGAACTTGCCGATACTCTCGGTATTCCTCAGTCTGCCGCAATCACATGTGTCAAACCATCAGGGACAGTTTCTCAGTTGACTGACGCAGCATCTGGTATTCATGCTCGTCATGCCTCACAATATATTCGCACAGTTCGTGCGGACAACAAGGATCCTCTTTGTTCCTTTATGAAGGACAAAGGGTTTCCACACGAAGCAGATGTTATGAAACCCGATCATGTCACCGTGTTCTCCTTCCCTATTCAATCTCCAGCACATTGCATTACTCGTAATGAGATGACGGCGATTGAACAATTAGAACTGTGGTTAGTTTATCAACGGCACTGGTGTGAGCATAAACCATCCGTTACGATTACAGTAAAAGAAGAAGAATGGCCAACCGTGGGTGGTTGGGTGTATGATCACTTCGACGAGATCTCTGGAATTTCTTTCTTGCCGCATAGTGATCACTCATATCGTCAAGCACCTTATCAGGATTGTACTTGGAAAGAGTACACAGAAATGCTCAAGAAAATGCCAGTCAATATCGACTGGAGCGACCTCGGAGAGTATGAAAAGGAAGATAACACTTCTGGATCTCAGACAATGGCTTGTTCTGGGAACTCTTGCGAGATCGTAGACTTAATAAACTGATCAAATCATAAGGAGAAAAATATGAACAAGATCAACGCTATCGTATCATCACTAGTTTTTGCCGGCGGAGTCGGAACTGCAAGTGGAATGGATACCTACGACATGGTATCACAAGAAGTTCAGGTTGCTGCTGCACAGCACGCATCCTTTAATGGAGAGATGATCTCCGTAAATGTTGGTGGTTTCATCCAAACTGGATGGAGTTACAACAATGCTGGCGGCAATTCTGCCCTCAGTGGGTTTGGTGTAGATCGCGCCCGTCTCATCATCAGTGGTGATATGGGTAACGAATCAATGTCCTACCTTGTCTCTGGACAATGGAGTGACACCACCAACTCTTTCGATCTTCTCGACGCACGAGTTGATCTCAGGATGTTTGATTTTGCAAACATTCGCGTTGGACAGTTCGTTCCTGGCTTTTATGCTGGTTATGTTACTGACCCCCGCAGTCTTACTACTCTGAATTATAGTGTTTCGGCACTTACTTTTGGTCAGGGTCGTGGACAGGGTGTTGAACTTTCTCGACACTTCAGTAATTTCCATGTAAGTGGATTTTACAACAACGGTTTCGACGACACCAGCGGTGTAGGCAGTAATGACTACGCATTCGGTAGTAGAGTCGAATGTGTTGCTGTTGCTGACTGGGTGTTTGGTGCAGGACTTGGTTACAACAATGATGTTGTTGATTATGTTACATACACTGTTGATGCATCCTATGTTGGTAATGGTTGGCACGCCGACGCCGCTTGGGTCGCAAATGACTTAAACGACACTTGGCAAAACTACTCACTCGTTGGTACTGTCGGTTATGACATTGTTAAGGACTGGGAAGCATTTGGCCAGTATGAGTATGGTGTTCTTTCTGGAGCATCAGACGATCTGAGCTTATTGACTGTTGGTGGTAATTATACACTCAACAGTGCAGTTACTTGGACAACTAGTCTTGGATATTCATTCAATGCAGTTAGTTCTGAGTTTGATACGGACACTACTGGTTGGAGAACTTCATCTGAAGATGGTCAGTTCTTAATTCGCAGTGGTGTTACCGTTAGTTTCTGAAACCATTTATTAAAAGGAATATAAAAATGGCTACTAGTAAAGAAATGACCTGTTCAAAGAGTTGCTGTCCATGTGGGTGGCTTGGTAAGCGAGTCCTCGGACTCTCCCTTGGTGTGTGGCTACTTCTCTTCGCGGTTCTTCCAATGTCTGCCCGTGGCATGGCATGGAGTGTCCGAAGTGTTGCTGGACTCTGGGACGGTGGTGCTCGCGTCGTTGGCGTAGAGGGTGACCGTGCTCGTCCTCAGCGTGCTCGTGGAGAGCGTGTTAGTCTAGCGTCAGACTGAATTTGTATAATCTATAAATAGTGTACACATAGAGATTAGCTGGATCATCTCTATTTCATATGGGCGCGCCTCTTTCGGGGCGCGCCTATATATTTGTATACATGGTTATAACAGGAATTGATTACAGTCTCCGTTCACCTGCAATTTGTACCCATATGGGCACAGAGTGGAACTATTCTAATTGTATTTTTCATTTTTTATCCGACAGAAAAAAGTACTCTGACGTATTCTGTAAAAGATTTTTTGGTAAATCATTTGAATCGTTTAATACTGATTTGGAAAGATATGACAGCATTTCATCTTGGGCAGTTGATATTTGCAGTGGATCGGATCAAATTGGAATAGAAAATTATGCATACAATGCAACAGGTAGAGTTTTTAATATTGCAGAAAATACTGGTGTTCTCAAGTATAAACTATTCCAAAAAGCAATACCTGTAGATACATTGACTCCTTCTGAAGTTAAGAAATTTGGTAGTGGGAAGGGGAATGCGTCTAAGGATTTGATGTATGAGTCATTCCTCAAAGAAACAGGAGTTAATTTGATTTATGAACTGAATATGAAACAATTAGGCAATCCTGCAACTGATATTGTAGATGCTTATTATATTTGCAAACTTCTATATTACAACTTAAATAACTTGGAGACTTAAATGTTTGTTAAACAACACGTAAATTTAGTAAATAGTCCAACTTGGGTAAAAATGAACGAAGATGCACAATGCATTAGCTGTCGTGATGCATTTCTAGATATTAATGGGGGTAACTTCAGAAAAAATAGGAATGGAAGTCATACTTGGGAACCTGGTATAGTAGAAGAATCGACAATCCAGACGAATAGCAACGAATATCTGGGAAAATATATCATAGAAACATCAAATAATACATTAGAATATACCAATAATTTTGCTAAGTACTGCAGAGAACATAATTTAAATAAAGCTGCGATGTATAGTACCTTAAGGGGAGATAGAAAACACCACAAAGGAAATAAATTGATAAAAAGTCCCAATTGAACACTTTTTGGACATATATAAACTAGCGAGGAATATTATAATGATACGATTTAAATTATTACATATTTCAAAAAACTCAAAAATGCGGAGATTTTCTACAACAGTATTTTAAAGTACTGGGTTATTCGTTTCTCTAACGTAAGGAGGTGATCCAGCAACAGCCCCTTCTGAACAATCCCAGTACGAGAAGGCATCATTTCATGATGCCTTCTCTTTTATAAATAGAGTACTGAGGAGAATTTATGTCTGAGAAAAATTTACAATCTATGAAAAAAGCTAATTGGATTGATTCTGATTTTACATTAGAATTATTTGAGTTTACTACTGGCAAAGAGAGAGATAGAGAAAAAGCAGTAGAAAAATCTCGATCTAGAACAACAGATCAGAGAGAGGTTGATAAATCGAGAAAATCATCAGACAGAGATTCTGATAAAAAAGCAGAAGCTGCAAATCCCTGGAAATCCGTAGTTATTGTAAGAACAAACCAGGATGGTAAAACCAGATTAATTCCAAAAAATGATTTCGAACCAGCTAGACATGAATTGCTATACGGTCAAGTTAGCGGACAACCAGCAAAACCAGAGGTAACACCAAACGTGGCACAAGAAATATCAACACAAGACGATTTTGAAGCATCTAAGACTTCTAATAGACTTTTGGGTAAAACCAAAGCACAAAAAGCTCCAGAAGAGGAAATAATACGATCCGATAGGTATGATTATCCTAAAGACGGTGTAGAAAAAACCGATAGATCTTCGGTATATCCAGATTGGGATCATGCTATTGAGTCTATACCACAAGGATTACAGCTAGTAGCAAATAGTACATCGGGTAGAGCAGTAGACACAACAGCAATACGAGATTATTTTGGCAACAGCCAGACTTTGATGGATTCTTCCATTAGAGCATATCAGCAGCTAGGATCTCAGATCAAGGGTAATTTCAATATATCTATACCTGATGATTCATACCCACCACAGGGAGCATTCTTGGAAGCTCTAGGTCCAGAAGCAATTCCAACAACAGACTTAATTATACAAAGTGACGATGGAACTGTTATGAAAGTTTCTGTTGTGAACGACAAGAAAAAACTAATTTTAGATGATGAATCGGATTTGTTGTTTAAATATGCAATGTCCGTATCTGAAGAATCATTTGCAAGTAAGACAGAAGAATCGACTATAACAAAAAAATTAAATGCACTAGATGAAAAGGTGACAAATTCACTGATGCATCTGGATATTGGTACATTGGCATCAAAATACACTTTAAATAAAATTGAAGACCTACGAGTAGAAATAATTTCTACTCTAGAAGAAGTTTTAGGTTCCGATGACAATTTCGAGAGAGTTGTTGTTTTAGAGGCACTTACCGGTCTTCAGAAATTTGGAGAGGGTAGTCCGGCATCTGCAGATCACCTGATGAGTATGTCTAAGGATGGAACTAATTTAAAATTGACTCCATTAGATGAACCGCATGTGAGAAGATTATTAGCAGAAACCACTATAAAAATTAAGTTAGACAGTCTCACACAATCACCTTTTGATATGATGACTACTATGGGTTCTGCGGATAACAAAGAACCTCAATTAAAAGAATTTTTTGATATAGCAGAAGATTCAAATGATGCTAGACTGTTCTATGGTAAAATTATGGGACAATCCAACTCAAAACTTGTGGGTTTTATGCAGCTAATGAATATCACAGCAGTTTCTATTATTGTTAATAATATTAATTTAGAGGCAGTTGGTTCTGTTCCTAGTGGAGACTTTACTAAAGTTATGGTTGGTAAAAAAGCTTTTTACATTCAAACAGAAAAAGATACCAATTATTTTGATGGGAGTGCCCTTAATATGGGTGAGGGTCGTGATTACAAGAAAGAATATAAATATCACGGCACACCATTACAAATAAAACGAAGGCAAGCTAGAAATTCTGCTCGTGCAGAAGCAAAGAAAACGCACGGGGAGGCTTCGCTAAAGGGAAAGGATGTTGATCATAGAGATCACAATCCCCTAAATAACAGTAATGGGAATACTAGATTAAGATCAATATCTGCAAATAGAGGCGATAATAAAATTGCAATTAAAACTGAAGAGCACGGTGCAGGGGATGAAGGTACTACTTTATTATTGTTAAAATATCTAAAAGATACCCCCTTTATGAAATTTCCGGATGGTTTGTTAAAAGGAAGTAAAAAGAAAAAGGATTCTTGATGTCCGAAAATATTAAAAAATTTCCAATTGGTGTTTATGCAATTATTGCAGGTTGGGCTCTGACTCTTGCTACTTTAGTATGGAATACAGCTGGAACAAATGTAAGTTACGCATTGCGATTGGATCAACTTGAAATGAAGTGGGTTGATTTTGATGTAAGATTAGACACATCAGAAGCATACCGAATGCAACTTGCAAGTTCTTTGGCAGAAATTAAAACAGATCTTTTATGGATACGTCGTGAGTTAGAGAGGGTTAAATAATATGGGATCTTTAAAAGACGATAAGGAATTAAAAACTAGAATTACCAACCAACTTTTGTCTAGTGGGGTATTTCGACACAACAAATCAACTAAACCTACTTTAAACTCTAAATTAAAAAGAGTTGCTGATATTATCATGGTAGGAAAAGGCCTACATACAAAGGATAAAGGAAACAAAACCAGATGAAAACTTACCAAGAACTAAAACAACGAATATTTGAAAGTGGAGAACACACCTTTGGTGGTGGTTTTGGTGACAGAGGCGCACCAAAAGGTGGTGCTGTTTCTGCAATAAAAGATTATGGCAAAGGAACATTTGATCTGCATCTAGATGGTAACATGAATAGAGTTAATGCATTTTTAGGTGCATACTTTAATAGAGAATTTGTTGATGTTGATGTAGAATTAGGTCCTTTAAAAACTAAAATGAATATGTTGGGTTTGGATTTTAATTGTTCAAAGAATAGCACACAACCAGGTCCTGGAAATAGAATTGCTAGACTAGAAGAAGGTCCAAACAAATATAGTTTGACTCGCTTTGGTGGTACATTTGGTAAAAGCCTTGATACACCATTCGATCAATTTGAACATACTGATGGATTTCCTGATGGGCTATCGTATAGTTTGAATTTAAACGTAGAACTTCTTGAGAATGGTTTATATAAAGTACACGCTAATATTATGAAACAGGCGGCTGTAAATGACGAAGTGGACATTGCAAATGACGGAGTCGAACAAGCTTAATTCTAAAACTTTTCTAGATTATGCAGTAGAACATTACGAGAATTATCAATGTAGAGATTTTGATGAGTTTTCGGAAGATGTTAATAGAATTAAATATTTAAAACGTCTATTTAGTCGCTATGAACATAATGGTGAATTGAAGAGTAGATTGATATTAAATCATTTAATTATACTGAATAATGTTTTTGGAACTGTTCCTTCTTCTAGGATTCTATTTTTTAGAATAGAAGAGAAATATTATTGTATATTAAAGACATTTTTGCATTTTTTAAATAACTTGCCTATAAATATACCAGAGACAGAGATAAATTTAATTCCAATGGACAGTAACATACTAAAGGTATTGGAAAAGACATATGAGTAAACTTGATTTATCAAATAAAATGATTAGTGCATTTACTTTATATAAGTTTGTGCAGGAGATAGCAAAACCATTTAGCTCATTTGATTCATACAGAAACAAAATTATAGATAAAAATGGAAATTTTATAGTTCCTCTATCTGATAAAAACAAAATTAATATTCCTACATTTGAACTATTTGTTATTTACATGAAGAAATTATTAAATCAGATACCAGATCCTTCTACCAAGGCTAAGTTGAGTTCTACTACTGCTGCACTTTCTTTATTTAAAGAATCTCTAGAAGATTATGATTTAGATTCTAAATATATCATTAATGGTATATTGAGTTATTTTTATGAAAATAATA